TCGATAGGTTGTTCCGGGGCTGGCGGCGTCCACCAATCAGGCGCCATCGCCTCGATCGTCTGCAAAGCAATGTGCTCAGGCGTCCCGGCCGGGAGCCAGACGGCAACGCCATCGAGCGTATAGACGTCCTCGGTCACCGCGCCCTCGATGGTCTGGGTCACGACGTCGGTCTGGACCTCGATCTCGCGGCCATATTGATCGATGATCGTGCTCATAGGGTCACCAAGCACGGGCCGCCCGCACCCCCAGTTATGCCGCTCGGCGCGCTACCCGCCGAACCCACCGCGTTTACGATCGTGTCAGCGGCGACGTTGCAGATTGTTACATTGCCGCCCGTTCCACCGAAGCCGCCCGTACCCGCCTGAACGCCGGATCCGCTACTATTGCCGCCCGACGCGCCCGACGCGTTAAGTACGTTCGGGGCGCTCGCCCCAGTTAGGAAGCGATAAACTAGATAGATACAACCACCACCGCCGCCTCCGCCGCCTCCGGAAGCGCCGGAAGCACCGTTAACAGCCCCACCGTTGGCGCCGGGACCGCCCCCCGCGAAGATCGCGCCGACCGCCGTTGCCGCGCCTCGATTGATGGTGCGAGCAAATAGGAGAAGAAAGGCACCGGGATAACCACCTCCACCACCGCCTGGAGCCGTAGTACCCTGAGTTCCACCGCCGCCCCCTCCCCCTCCACCACTCCCGCCAGTATACCGGCCCTGGAACCCACTACCCCCGATGCCAGGACCAATCGGAGCAGCCATTAAAGTACGAAGACGACCGACATAGGGTATGCTGTTACTAATATTACCGCCAGCGCCACCAGTATTTGTGCCGGATGTAGCAACGCCGCCTGAACCGCCCTGACCGCCCAAAGATCCGAGATAATACCCCTGAACGGCAGGAGGGGCGCCCCCATTCTGGCCGCTTGCGCCTGTGCCCGTTTGATTAGCGCCACTCCCACCAGCATTCCCGCTCGTACCTATGCCAGCCCATCCGAGTTGAGAAGGCGCACTAACACCACCTAAGCCACCACTATTGCTGCCAACAGTAGCGTTGGTGAGAGTTGCGCCAACAATAGCATTAGCCGCAGCCGCCGTAATATCGAGGATACCAGAAACGAAAACTCTAAAACCCATCGTATTGAGAACGCCCGCACCGCTGATCGTCAGATTGGAATAGAACATGTCGCGAGTCAGCGTAACTGCAGTGGTGATGCTGACCGCGCCGTCCGAACCATCGCCGAAATAGACAATGTCATTGGTGTCGCCGCCGCTCGCCGCCGCCGCCGGATGAACGTGATCGGCGCGGGCGTAAGCCGTCGAAACGCCGATCGCCGCCGTCCCATCGATGATCGGCAACACGGTCGAAGCAGGCGGCAAGCTAGTGGTCAGCGCATAAGGGGTAAGCGCGGCGCTGACCTGGGCCGCGGTCTGATAGCCGGACGGGTTGCTCGCCGCATAGCGCGAGGTGTCGCTCGGATGAACATGATCGCCGCGCGCCCAGGTCGTGCCGGTTCCGACTGCCGCCGTGCCGTTCATCGAGGGCGTAGTGGTCGAAGCGACCGGCACCGAGCTGGAAAGCGCGTAGGGGGTGAGCGCAGTGGTGATCGAGACCGAAACCTGCCCCGCGGTCTGATAGCCGCTCGGATTGCTAGTCGGGTAATAGCCCGAGAGCGCCGTCGCCCAGTCGGCAATGTCAGTATGGAGGATATTTTCCCATGTGCTGTTGATGCGGGCGTACATCGTCCCGTCGTCGGGCGCTTCACCAATGCCACCGCCCGCTCCTGGCGGGGTTTGCCAGGACAAAATCCCCGTGCCATCGGTCGCTAAAAACTGCCCAGCCGAACCGCCGTAGATCGCGAGGTTGTTCGGGCTGGCGAGGGCAAGCAACCCATTGACCGAAAGGCCGCCATTGATCGTGACGCCGGACCCGTTGAAGGTCGTGGAGCCATCGGCGCGCGCGATGGTCAGCCAATTGCCGAGGAACGCCCCGGTCGTGCTGTAAGCGGCTAGAGTGAAGTTCGAACCGACATTGTTCAATCCTTCCGTAGTGCCATCGCCCAGCGTCAATCCCCAACGCGCAATGGTTGACGTCATGCCGAGGATCGAACGCTGATTACCGACCGGAGCGTTCAGCACCAAGCTGTTCGACCCTTGCACGGTCAGCACCTGATTGACCGTCAGGTTGCCGGTAATCGTGCCGCCAGTAGTCGCCAGGGCTTGGTTCCAGCCCCCGTTCAAACGCCCGTAAGTGTTGCCGTCGCTCGGCGCGTCGGTCTGGATCGCAATAAGTTGCCAAGTCGAATTGTAACGGCCGAACACCTGACTGGTGTTAGGGGCGTCGGGGATGGGGGTTGGCAGCTGGACCCATGTCCCTCCACCGCGCGCATAGATGAAGCCGGTATTAAGCGGCGCTTCGCCGGGCGGAACAGCGTCGGCGTAAGCTTTGGTCGCGGCTCCATTGGAGACGGTCGGCGCCCCGCTCAAATAGACCGGCTCATTGAAGGTGACGCTGCCATCAACCCCCGAGGCCTGCATCGAGGTGCCGACCAGATTGCCAGCGCCGTCGAGCTGGTTGATCTGGAAATTGCCGGATCCGTCGTTGAGGGAAATCTGCCAGTAGACCGAGCTGATGATCGCCGGAACGCCGTTGATGACGATCCCGCTGACGATCGACGGCGGGTTGGCGCTGACCAGACAACCAGCGACGTCGTTCCAGCTATTCGCGGGCGGCAGCGGGCTCGGCACGATCGGCGGCGGCGTCGAGGGCGCCGGGGGAACCCATTGGTCGGTCATCCAAAGCTCCGCACCCGGGTTCGCTTGAGCCGCGAACCGCTCGCCTTGGACATGAGGTAGGCGTTGTTGAGCGCCTGGATCATCTGGTCGACCTGCTGACCGAGCATCATCGCCGTCTGCTCCTCGCCGACCGCATGCAGATCAGCATTGGAGAGCGCCGCAAACAGATAGAGCTTCGGATACTTGGTGTAGACCCAGCTCGATCCGGTGTTCGCCATCACCGGGACTTCCTGGAAATAACTGAGCTGAAAAAGCGTGCCTTCGAGCTCGTTGGGCACCCCGCCGAAATAGAGGGTTCGGCCCTCGATCGTGTAGTTCATCCACGTCGAGTTGTAGTTCTGGACATAAGTGCCGGAATAGGGCGCAGCTGGCAGGCGAAAGAACTCGTCCCTGGCTTTGTAGGTCAAAGGCACCCAGCCGGTCGGCGTCGAGGCGCTCGCCATCAACAGGAGGTCCGATTGCAGCCAGTCGTCGGGTAGCGGCGCGCAGCCGCAAGTGACGGTATTCTGTGCGTTGGCGATCATCCTATCTACACGAAGGTCGCTGTTAAATTTTTGCTCCGCCATGGCGACGAACGATGCCACCAGGGCTGGCGACCAATCTTGCCGGTTCGCCCAATCAGCGATCTGCGCACACAAATTCTGATAGTCTGTCGTGCCGTTGCTCATCCCAGCCGCCCCGTCAACAGAAGCACCACGACCACGATCAAAAGAACGGTGACCAGCCCGACGCCGCTATTGCCGAACCCGTAGCCATACTGCCAAGGGGCCCCGAACCGCGGCCCGCCCAGGCCGCCGAATAGAACCAGAACGAGGATGACGACCAGGACGACGCCGAGCGGACTCATTCAGGCGGCCCCTTCCAATTTCGGCCGAGCCAATAGGTCACCACCGCGCCAAAAGCAGCGACCAAGCCGCCAATCGCACCCGAGGTGATTTCGTCGGTCGGGACAGTGAAAAAGGCGCAATAGGTGACCAACGAAATGAACGCGAGAATGACCAAAAGACTGATTGTCAGCGTGCCGCCGGTCTTGTCGAACCGGCCTGCGACGACAAGCATCATCGCCGTCAAAATACAGGCGATGATGATGCCGATCGACGCCGGATAGTCGAGCAGCTTCGGCGTCGGCGGCGGGATGACGAGCTCGGCGAAGATCATCCATCAGCTCGGCTCCGGCATAGCAGGCCCAGCGGGCAGGCCGGGGAGCTCGGCCTCCACCATCGGAGCGGCGGCCGGGATCTGCTTGAGAGCCTTCTTAAACAGCCAGTAGTAATTGGCGATGGTCTGCGCCTTGTCGGTGCCATTGACGATCCGGCGCGCATTGATCGGATCCTCGATCCCCTTCGATTTCGACAGATACTTCGGCAACCCGACTCCGGTGAACCAGCCCCAGACCATGCCGTCGTAGCTGATCAGCGCCGAGGTCTGCGGGTGCAGCATCAGGTGCGGCTCAGGATAGATGTTGGCGTGGACGCCATAGCGATCCTTGAGGAATTGCTGGCCGTTCTTGTAGTTCGTGTCCCAGGTCAGCTGGACGTGGCCGCGCCCGTAATAGGCCACGTTGTGCGGCGCGACCGGCTTGCCGTAAGACTTGCCCGAGCCCTTGCCGTATTCCTCGAGCGGGATCATTTGCTCGGCGGTTTCGTGGAAAAAGGTCGCGAGGCAATAGGCCAGCCACATCGTCCCGTCGTTGGGATTGTTGGCCTCGAAGTGCTGTTCCCATACTTCGAGGAGATAGTTCATCCCATCAACCTGCGATTGCGTCAGGTTGCCGCGGAACAAATCCCTCCGAACATTGTCAAAAAACCACTTCCGCTCGTAAGGCATCAGAGGCGTCCTCCCCAAATCCGCCAGGGGTTCGCCTCATTGGAACGCCACCAGCGATTGAAGGCGTCCGGATCGTCGTAAATCTGACGCCTAATCAGATCTTCGACGATGATCAAAGGCAGGCGCCCCTCGACCCGGCCGAAACGACCATTGTTGGGCATGATCTCACGATCCCGAGCAATCGAGTCGAGAACAGGTTCGACGTCCATAGCCGTATGGATGACGAACCCGTCCGGACGCTCGCTGTCGAACAACATCCTGCGCGCGACGCCGTCGCGAGCGATATAACGACGACGCGCCTCGCCCATGTTACGGCGTCGCTTGGGCGATGCCGTTGAAGAGTATGTGCGCGAGCGCATTGCGCGTCTCGACGCCCCACTCGACGATGATCATCCGCGTCTCGGCGTCGCCGGTGCGCGCCATCAGATACTGGCGGAACGCTCGGAAAAAACCGACCGCAAGATAGTCGGGGTCAATCAGAAGCCCGACATCAGGCGCGACCCACCGACTGGGGATACACTTAACTCTGCCGAAGTCGGTAGCGATCACGTCGACCGTCGACACGACCTCAGTTTTACCCACCAAGACCTGGGTGGTCGAACGACCGACGAAGGTCGACACCGTCCTTTTGGGGCCAGGGGGCACCACCCACAGGCTGGGACTCGCGCCGTTGACGTAAGCCTGCTGCATCGCGTTGCCGAGGAATTCCTCCTGCAGCTGCACCGGCGTCGCCGGGGCGTTGAAGGCGGCATACTGAGTGGCCGGCAGGCCGGTCAGGCTAGTATCAGGGGCAACCGCCCCGCCGACCGCACCAAGCTTGCTGACCGCGGCGCCCAGCGCATGCGCGAAGCCTTCGGTAACCCGCGCCGTGGTGCCGTCAACACCATCGTTGCGCGCCTGCCGCGAGCACAACGCCGTCTCGATGTCGGATTTGAGCACCTTGGCCGCCATAGCCATCTGGTGGGCCATTTCCGACGACTTGCCGGCGGCGTCCGACTCCTCCTGCGAGCCTGACACGGTGGCGTCGCGCTCGGAGATCTGGGTTGCGTTTTGCAGCCGAATAGTCGGCGTCGCCGGACTATTCGCCAAGACAAAACCTTCGACTTGCGCATTCGGATTGACTGCACCGGTGATCGAAGGCGGAGCAACCAAAGGAAGATGCTCAGTCTGCCAGTCGAAGAACCGATTTTTGACGTTGCGACGTCTAGCCGACGACATAACCGGCGTGTCGAAAGGATCGATGTTGTAGATGGCGTTAGACAAATCTTCTCTGTTGCCCACGGCCATATAGGTCGTGAAGGCATTGGTGACTTTGGCCAAGGGAGATCTCCCGGGTTAGAGCAATCGTCGAAACACTTGTGCGGTGTCGTCGAGCGACCCGCTGCCCGCCTGACGGCGTAATGCTTCGTCGAGCCCTGACCGGCGTCCATTCCCGTTGAAGGGGGTAGCGGCGCCAGGAGTAAGCGTTCGACCCTTGCCGGCGATAACAGCCCGTGGTTTGGCCGCCATCATCCGATCGTACTTACTGGCCTTCAACAACACCGTGAGCATTCGCGGGTCGTAGACTGTGGCCACTTCGTATTCGCTGAAGCCGGCCGCCGATGCGGTACGGCGCATCGATTGCAAATTCTTCTTCAGCGTCGCCTCGTCAGGGATTTTGTTGTCCATGACGAAGCGTTCAAACCCCTTTACTGCGTAATCGGCGACCTGTCGATCAGCCTCGGCCGCCTGGGCCTGCTCGCGCTGAGCGCGCATCGCGCGCGACTGATTGAGCTTGCCGTAGATCGTCTCGAAAACCTTGCGCGTGGCGTAGGCCTGATGCGGGTTGGTGGCGAACTCCTGATCCCAATTGGGCTCGGCCGGGACGAGATTGGCGAGATCCTCCTCGTAGTTTCGCCGATCCTGGTGCCACTGAGCATAATTGGCCCTCAGCTGGCCGACCGCGCCCTCGAGCTCCCGCTGACCTTGCTGCAACGCCCCCATCCGCTTGTGGAACGTCGCCTCGCGCACATAGCCGCGCAAGGCTTCGTCGAGCGTGATGTGGAAGGTTTCGCCGTCCGCG